CGGTAGTTGCACCCATAGTACAAAACTTAGCATACCGGAATGTGTATGCATAGGATTTATTTCGTTTGGTTGTTGAAAGTTTACCCACAGATTTGGTTTTCCTGTGTCTTGCATCATAATAAAATGATTCTTAATAGCTCTATGCTCATTCCAAATTCCAACACCACGCCAGTAAAACGGTGTAACTCTTTTTATAAATTCATTAAGTATGTCATATGACTTATATAAATTAAATTCATGTTGGATACTACCTGCAAGATAGTTATTCCAAGGTACGCCCCCGTTAAACTTTGCTTCATCCATTTCTTTAATTTCTGCGCGAATTTCGCTCATAATACTTTGAGGTACACTTACCTCAAGATAACCTAGTCTGTATATATCTTTAAAAATAACATCTATATTCTCGTCTTTAGAAATCATTTTACATCATACCGTTAGTAAACTTTGCCCACTCAATACCTGATTTAATATCCCAGGTACGAGAGTTAAGTGATCTAATTATTTGTTCTAGAGTATAGATAGTAGTTTTAAAATATTCTATCTTATCTTGTAACTCTACAAGAGTCTGGTCACATTCGAGTAACTCATCCATCTCATTCTTTAATGGCTTGTTACCCTGGTATTGTGACCAGTTTTCATCTTCTAATTCCTGCTTAGTCATTTCACCTCTAAAGTACTTGTACTTCAGACGTCTGGTGTTAAGGTAGTCAGACTCAGCCTTGCGTAGCTGGAGCTTAGTCTTAGAAAGGACTGTAATATACTTGGCATGGAGAATTGGAACCCGGGCAGCTTCGTGCCCAAGATTCGTTTCATTGATAGGAGCGTCTTTAGTCCACTCCTCTGTCAATTCACTTAGTTTCATAATGTAGTTAGTTAACTTTATTCAGGAAGATCTAAAGTTAAAATCTCTTCTCTCTTCTCTTCCGGTTGAGGTCCAAAACTAATAATAGCTTCTGGGTTACCCTGAAAGCAGAAGTGACCGTAGTGGTTTAGAGAGATAGAAGGATCAAGCCAAACATCACCACCAATTTCTTGCCAGCGACGGCAGAACGTATAGTCTTCTGATAGATAGCGGCGATCAATAGGGTCGATCATGGTATCGAACAATGCATAGAAATGATCTTTTAAATCAGCATTGGCGATATTAACGTCGTTATTGTACTTAAGTTCAGGGTACGCTTTGATCATCTTAAGAATAGCTTCACGGCTAATCATCATGAAACCAGTACCAGCATCATGGAGTTTAATTAACCCGTTCTCAACCCCAATGGTCTTAGTTTCTTTATCTACAAACTTAAAGTTAATAGCATAGTCAGAACCGAAAGATGCCATATCACGATCAGACAACTCTTTACTCTTATTTGCAGGATCAGTTAGATTAGCTCTAATCTTATCCCAGGCCACACCCTTCTTAGGATATGCACCTACAACGACGTCCTTCTTATGAGCATAGAGCTTCAAGATGTCTTCTGTCTGGAACTCAATATCGGCATCGACAAACATAAGGTGTGTATAATCAGATGCAAGGAAGTAAGCTACCAATACATTACGTGCACGAGTAACCAAGGACTCATTAGCAATAGTACCGAAGGCGAGAGGGATTTTATGACCGTTAAAGAATGTCATCATCTTGATAACAGACCGGAAGTAAGGTTCGTTTAGCTGACCACCATAGCATGGTGTAGCGATAAAGAATTTGTTTTTACGAATCTCTTCAACAGAAAGTTGAACTTGCTTAGTTGCCATAATTTAGCTCCAAAAAAGAATTATAATACTTCAATATCAAATAGTTTATATTTAAAAGAAGCGATACCTACGAAATACTCAACTGAGGAAGACGTTATATCAAAGTCAAGAGCTTCCACAGAGATAGGGAATGTATCTTTAAAGTTAATATTAGTCTTCGGTACGTTGTTACTATCCAATATAGTTAGAGTTGCATCTGAATAAGCTATAGCAGTCGAGCCACCAGAAGCATCTCTTACAAAAGGAAACCTATTTAACCGTTCTCCAGTAAAATTTCTATATTGATTATAGTCGTTTGGAAAGCCAAGTGCAACTAACCATTCGTATAATTCTATGTAATTTGACATATCTTCGGTAATTAAAAACCGAATTGTAAAGTCTCCAAATAAATTCTTATCTCCTACAACAGGAATATCTAAGAATGGAGTTGGTTGTGTAGCAAAACCTAATGTCAGACCTGGTAAATTAGCTGATTGACAGGTAAATGCAACGCTTGGTAAATTCTTAATAGAAAACCGAAAAGCGTTCGGTCTAAGATAGTTAACAACGGGGGTAGTCGTTATACTACTTACATCACTTAATATTGTTGAAAGATTGGCTGTAAACATTTATTGTTTCCTTTACAATATTTATAAACAAAAAAAGGGAGCTTTTTAGGCTCCCTTTTAACCCGTTTCCGGGATCCGTTCTTATCGACGGCTTTAGATTACATCAAGTTAGTAACCTTGGTGCGACGATAGTATTGGTTACGGTTCGCAGTAAAGGTGGATGCATCAGCAACACCGCCTGCAGAAGTTGTAACGTAGGGGTTAGCAACCATTCCATAACGTGTCTTAAAGCCAATTTTTGGCTGAAAGCTGTTAGGATCAACTGCGCGAACCATTTGCAATGGAACATAAGGGCAGTAGAAAATACCGGCGTCATAAGGTGATGTACCTTTGTATCCAGCAACATAGAACTGGCTTGCAGCACCGAGGTTGGCAGAATAAGGATCAACATACACTTTAAAGCGACCATTCAAAACACCAGCAAATGTATTGCCAGTATCATCAACGTTCAAGTTAGTGGACAATGCAGGAGTGTAATCCAACACTCCGGCCATGGCCAATGCAGAAGCTACGTCAGCAGAGCAAACAATAAAGTTAGCTTTACCGCGACGAGTATCTTGACCAATGTGGTTAGCGTCACGCTCGATGTTAAACAACAAGCCTTTAAAACGCTCAACAGACCAACGACCGTTTGAGTCAACATCAAGGTTAAATGTACCGGCAGTAGCAGTAGCAGGTGAACCTGGCTTAGCAACTGTGTAGATAGTACGAACAACTTCGCGGTTAATTTCAAACATAATTTCTTGTGAAAGAATGTTAGACAACTCAGACTCAGCATCCAATCCGTGAACTGCTTTCAAGTCTTGAGCAAGTTCAAGAGTGTATTCAGCTTTCAGAGCACGTGACTGAGCAGTCACTGTAGTCTTGTCAATTGAGAAGCCCATTTGACCGAAGGCGTTAGAAGCACTGTCACCCAAGGCTTCAGCTTGTGCTGTAGTCATTCCTTTACCAGTTGTATAGGAACCGTCAACTGGGTTAGTACCAGCGTGTGTACCGTTCAATGGTGTGCCAGAGTTAGCAAGGGCAGACGTAAAGGATGAAGAAGAGAAATCAGTGTCAGCTTCGTTAAACAAAGCTTCTGTTTCTGATCCAACAATACGTGTATTGCCGTATACGGAGCGCATTGCGAAGATCAAGCCTGTTGGGCCTGTCATTGGCTGAACGCCACAGATGTCATATGCCATCAAGTTAGGCATTGCACGACGTACAAGACCGATCAAGATCGGGTCATACTTAGCAACACCAATAGAGCCGTCACCGATACTGTTGCCGGGGGCAACTTCGTTTAGCATGTTGCGCTCTTCTGCAAGAGCTTTCTCTTGGTTCTCTAAAAGAATGGCTGTAACAGTCTTCTTGTAGTTGTCTTTGATCTCAGGAAGATCGGCGTGCTCGAGAATGGCACCCCACTTCTTTTGGATATTTTCTGATAGGTACATTACCTGTTCTCCTTCTGTTGGGAATTGTTATTTATTTATAATTTAACGAGTTTTGATAGTTCTTGAGAGAGTATCAACGTATCTGGACATCATGCTATTGTTATCGATGAATGCAGAAGGATTAGTTCCACTTTCTTCGACGAGCATCTGCTCTGGAGATTGCTTAGATGTCTTGGGGAAATAGTTTTCCTTAATGACAGATACTTTCTCGCGATACAGATCCTCTGAATCAAAGTCTACACCCTCAATTAATTTCTTCAGCTTTTCAGCCTCAGTTGCGGCAAGATCTTTTGTTTGCTCGTCAAGAATTGCTGATGCTTTAAGCGCATTCAATTCCTTGGCAAGCTCAATGCTATGTGTAATTGACTCATCTAGTTCAGACTGTAAGCTTTCAGACTTGGCTTGCAATTCATCTAGAACGTCGTATTTTTCTTCTGGCACTTCGATAAAGTGCTCTTTGAACAATGTCTTCATGCCTTGGATAAAGTCTTCAGCAATCTCAGTTCTCAAGCCGGACTCTATTGCCAACTCGTTCTCTTCCATATACTGCTCTACAACATAGTTCAAATAACCATCAACCTTCTCAACAAGAGCTTCTTTGA